TCATACCTCAATCTCTCTGACCGTTCCGCCTGCTTCTTTGAATTTTGCAATCAGGCTGTCAGCCTTATGCTCGAACTGACCATAACCAGCCCCCGGAAGTGAAGCCCAGATATTGCTGCAACGGTCGATAGCCTGACGGATATCACCGCGATCAATCATCGGCAAAGCGCCACGCTCTTTAATCTGTTGCAATGCCACAGCGTCCTGGCTTTTCGGAGAGAAGTCTTTCAGGCCAAGCTGCTTGCGGTAGGCATCCCACCAACGGGAAAGAAGCTGGTAACGTCCGGCTGCTGTTGATTTGAGTTTTGGGTTTAGCGTGACAAGTTTGCGAGGGTGATCGGAGTAATCAGTGAATAGCTCTCCGCCAACAATGACGTCATAACCATGATTTCTTGTTTTCTGACGTCCGTTATCAGTTCCCTCTGACCACGCCAGCATATCGAGGAACGCCTTACGTTGATTATTGATTTCCACCATCTTCTACTCCGGCTTTTTTAGCAGCGAAGCGTTTGATAAGCGAACCAATCGAGTCAGTACCGATGTAGCCGATGAACACGCTCGTTATATAAGCGAGATTGCTACTTAGTCCGGCGAAGTCGAGAAGGTCACGAATGAACCAGGCGATAATGGCGCACATCGTTGCGTCGATTACTGTTTTTGTAAACGCACCGCCATTATATCTGCCGCGAAGGTACGCCATTGCAAACGCAAGGATTGCCCCGATGCCTTGTTCCTTTGCCGCGAGAATGGCGGCTAACAGGTCATGTTTTTCTGGCATCTTCATGTCTTACCCCCAATAAGGGGATTTGCTCTATTTAATTAGGAATAAGGTCTATTACTGATAGAACAAATCCAGGCTACTGTGTTTAGTAATCAGATTTGTTCGTGACCGATATGCACGGGCAAAACGGCAGGAGGTTGTTAGCGCGACTTCCTGCCACCCGCTTTCACGAGGTCATGTGTAGAAGGCCGCAGCGTAACTATCACCGATGAATTCATGATAGCCAGTGGCTACGACTCAGTTTGGATTGTGGCGGCCGGAATCGAACCGGCTTCCATCGGTGCGCTGCCGATTGCAGTACGCGCGGCGGTCAGCTACATGACTAGTATTTTCACTGTCGCCTATCTGCTAGCTCGCCATTGAGCTTCACCACAACGATAAGAGCACTCGGTGCATTTAAGCCAAGCCCCATAAGGGAGAATGCTCTTACCTGTTGTGCAAACAAAAAAAGCCCACAGGAGGTGGGCTTGTGATGGTTGCTGAATGCAAAAGCAGCAGCATATGTGAATATTATGGCTAAATGGCTAATTGCATGTCAAGGCTTTTAACAGCAAGATGCTTAACTTTCTCAACACGTTTACGCATTTTGAAAGCATTTTGCATTGGTTGGTACAAAACAAATAATGACGCTTTCAGGATGTCGTCAATTTCGTTTCTACAGGTTGCCAGTGAAGGTTTTCTCCATCCCTCGCCACCACGTCCACACATCTTGCGTGGCTTTGCAGTCGCGTGATAGTAGGATGCAATTGCTCGCTTAGATGAACCATGAGCGTAGTAGCTGAGGAGGATGCCAAAGGCTTTCTTGTCAATGTACATGACGGAATCAACGACCTGAGAAATCAACATTCCATCATCATCATTACACATTGGCCTTGTCATAACTCTTCCCGGCTCTACGCTCTCCATGAACTTCGCTATTACGCTGCTCATGCGCTTTTCCAGACGACCTGAATAAACCCATGCGCCCCACAGTTCAAGCCAGCCATTCAGCCACTCGTGCTGCTCTTTGGTGAGGTTTAGTTCTCTTATGCCCACGCGCCTTCTCCCTGTACCTGAATCAATGTGAGGTTTCCGCAGAACACTGCGCCGGTATCGATATACATCTGGTTGGAAAACTTGAGTGGTTTCACTGCTGGCGTATGACCAAAGATGAACGTGTCCGCGCCTTTGATTTCTTTCACGATCCCGTCTTGTGAGTTGCTGATTCGTTCGCGGTTCCAGATTACCTGCTGATGATCAACTGGCTTTCCAAACTCGTATTTATCACAAGGATAATCGGCGTGGCAGATGACATATTTTTTACCTTTGCTCACCAGTTCGATGATTAACGGAAGTTCACCTGCTTTATGGGCAAGAGCTTTAGCCAGAATTTCTTTGTCGTAATCGAGATTAAAGAACCAGCCACCGCCATTAAGCAGCCAGTGATTGACGTTTCCATGCTCTGATAAGCCATCAATCATCATTTGCTCATGGTTTCCACGTACAGCTCTGAACCAGGGGAATGTGATTAATTCCAGGCATTCGACGTTCTCTGTACCGCGATCAACCAAATCGCCCACCGAGATAAGCAGGTCTTTTTTGGTGTCGAATCCTATCGTCTCCAGTTTTTTCATCAGGTTCGTGTAGCATCCGTGCAGATCGCCAACTACCCAAATATTTCGGTATTTGCTGCCATCAATTCTTTCGTAATAGCGCATCTCTTTCACTCCATCCGCGATGAACCATGAGAACGTCGTTGACGATGGCGTGCATTTTCCCGTCTTTATCATCAACGTATTTTCTGACCGTACCGCGACTACATTTCAGTCTGCGTGCTACTTCTGTCTGATTTCCGTATGCTTCAACGAGCATGTCTGGAATGGTTTTTACTGAGAACGTCATGCGGCCTCACTTCTGCTATTTCGCAGGTCTTTGAGTTTCTGTTGGTACTCTGCCTTGATCGCCTTGCACTCTTCGATAGTCCAGCGATGGCGGTTATGGTTTGATTCGATTTCGTCTACTGCTTCCTGCCCGATGCGGCTAATCAGTTCGACGCGATACGGAACGAGATTTCCGCTTTTGTGCTGGTTGCACACCACGCATTGCTTGTGAATATTGCGTTCATCAAATCGGAGTTGAGGTGCCGCAGCAGTTGTCCGGTAATGCCCGGCATCCCACTGAGCAGACGTGAGCGTTCCGCACGAGATACATGGTAAGTCGCGGTCTCTTTCTCTGATGAAGGCGTTTACGGCTTGTTGGGCTTGTTTAATCCAGTAACTGCGGGGCTTTAAGGCGAGTTTTCGAATCTTAAGTTTATCTTTCTGTTTCTGCTCCTCTCGTCGTCGTTTCTTCTCTGCTGCCTTTTCCGCTTTTTCGCGTTCTTTGCTTCGTCGTTCGAGTGCTATCTTGGTTCCACACTCTGGAGAGCACCACCACTGATTAGCGAATGCAGGGTGAAACCATTCCCGACATTCTTCGTTTTTACATCGTCTTCGCGCTAGTTTGGCCATCGTCTTCTTCCTCGTACATTGAACTATTCGGATCGCTCATCAGTTCTGCGCAGCAGTGCTCACACACGTGAACTTCCAGCACATGCAGCTTCTGACCGCAGTTAGCGCACGTTAAAGCTCGCTCGACGCTTTCTTTCTGGTATTGAAGGGATTGGGATGGGCTAAGCATTATTGGCGTCCTGCATCATGAGAAAGACAATCATGGCGGCACGGAGTGGATTGTCATATGCGACACCAACATTCGGTCCGGCATCATCAAACAAGTCCCTTGCGTTGTCTGTAGCGCACGGCATTGAGGGATTGTCTAAAATTATGCTGATGTTGTTTTCAGTGATAATCGGCCATGCGTCTGCTGGGTTTGCGCATGGGTTAAAGGATCCGCGCTCAACCTCTACTTCAACTGCGTCTCCGTTTACAATGTCTCCCTCAAATGAGATAAACACCATCGCGCCATTCTCACCTTCTTTGTAATCCGGTGATCCGTTATGAATGGCTTCGAATACCGCCACGTTAATTTCAAAATCACTTAACTGTGAATAATCCATTGTCATTTCCTCGCACGATGTCTTAGCCACCGGATATCCCACAGGTGAGCCGTGTAGTTGAAGGTTTTTACGTCAGATTCTTTTGGGATTGGCTTTGGTTTATTTCTGGAGCGTTTCGTTGGAAGGTATTTGCAGTTTTCGCAGATTATGTCGGTAATACTTCGTCGCTGTCTCGCCACACGTCCTCCTTTTCCTGCGGTAGTGGTAACACCCCTGTTGGTGTTCTTTCACACCGGAGACACCATCGATTCCAGTAAGGTTGTCCTGGTCGAAAGCGATCGTCTTCCTTTCGCTCTCCACATCGATAACAGTGCTTCATGCGATCACCATTTTGCATGGTTTAATCGCCATGCCTGGAGCCAGTTCAAAATCGGAGTCGCACTGATTTCCCCACATATCCCACCCGGTCACTTTGTCGCGGCTAAATAACTCACAGCGCGGCACGTCGCCAAGCAACTTAGCTAACATGTCTCTTACGATCGGTGGTTTTGCACTGTGCTCCATTCTCGGTGCGGTAAAGTGCTGGCATATTGAAGCGTCCATTCTCTCAGGTAACCGCCCTCGAACGGCAAACAAGCAATCCTCGCTATTTGCCCGGGTCATATGCCCCATTCCGATCGCACTGTTGCCTTTGTGCTTATTGGTTTTGTGCCAAGTAAAGCCTTTCATAGTCATCAACCTGAATCCCCACGCCTCAATTACCTTTAGCGCTTCGGCTGGCTGTGTCGGCACCCACCACATCGCTAACAAGCAAGATTCTGGATCCGCTAAATCCCATACTGGCAGTCGGCAAATGTCCTGAACATTCATAACATCGTATTTATGTCCAGCACCGCGATTGCCATCGTTGGCTTTGTCGCGATATTGCCAAGGCGGATCTGCGTAAATAAGTTGGTATTTGTTCATTCAGTTTTATCTCCCCATCTCGCTTTCCACTCCAGAGCCAGTCGCGCTTCGTCTGACCACTTAACGCCACGCTCTGTACCGAATGCCTGTATAAGCTCTAATAGCTCCGCAAATTCGCCTACACGCATCCTGCTGGTTGACTGGCCTATTACCACAAAGCCATTCCCGGCAAGGTTAGGAACAACATCCTGCTGCTTTAATGCTGCGGTAAACACACACTTCCAGCTTTCTGCATCCAGCCAGCGACCATGCCATTCAACCTGACGAGAGACGTCACCTAAGCAGGCCCATAGCTTCCTGTTTTGGTCTAAGCTGCGGTTGCGTTCCTGAATGGTTACTACGATTGGTTTGGTTGGGTCTGGAAGAATTTGCTGTACCGCGTGAATAGCGTTTTGCTGATGTGCTGGAGATCGAATTTCAAAGGTTAGTTTTTTCATGACTTCCCTCTCCCCCAAATAAAAAGGCCTGCGATTACCAGCAGGCCTGTTATTAGCTCAGTGATGTAGATGGTCATCAGAATCCTCCTTTCTTCTTGGACTGCGGTTCCTCGCGTTCACGGCGGCGCATTTCAGCAGACTGTTGGTCTGTGTCATAAATAGCGCCATTTGCCTGAATGCAATACACCGTGCCGGTATTGCCATGACGATTGAGACGAAGGATTAGTTCGGTTTCACCAGGTGGAACACTGTCATCAAAAGCACCTTCACGATGGATCCCCACCCAATAATCGCAATCCTGTTCAATCTGCCCTGTATCTCGTGAGTCACTTGGTAATGGGCGTTTATTGGTTCGGCTTTCCAGTGCGCGGTTAAGCTGCGTCAGAAGCACAACAACGCAATCAAGCTCTTTGGCAAGGTTCTTCAGTCCTTTGGTGATCATGCCGTAAGCAAGGTCGTTGCGATCGGCCTTCTCAGCGGTCATTAGTGTCAGGTAATCGACCAGAATCATGCCAACACATCCTTTTTCTCGCTTGATTCGACGGCTTTCGCTGACGATTTGAGCCAGAGATAATCCCGGCGTGTCGTCGATGTAAAGCATGTCGATTTCACTCAAGCGATTAGCTGTTTCGATCGCCCTGTTGAAGTCACCATCGTAATCACCCTGATAGCCGTCATCAGCGTCATTTGTCGCCGGAAGGTAAAAAATATTCGGGTTAACACCTGACTTCTGTCCTACCAGTTTTTCCAGTATCTGGTCACCGGGCATTTCAAGGCTGAACATCAGAGCGGGCTTTTTCTCATGCACTGCGCAGTTGATTGCCATCTGGCTGTATAGCGTGGTGTTGTGGGTTAGAATGTATCCGTCAGTTGCATACAAATGTCTCTCGTGGGATACCATGATGCAAATGCACTCTTCACGTCCAATATACTCAACCGACGTGATAACAGGCGCACTTGTTTTGATGCGTTTTGCAGTGAATTTTTGCTTCAGGCGTGGAGATTTTATGTGTGATAGAACCTCATCAGGCAACCTGATTGCGCAAATATGGGCATCCATACCTTTGCGCATTTCTCCCTTATAACTGAATTTCGGCTCCTGTTTGGTTGTCATACGACACACGCCACCAAGAGAATGCACCAGCCGCTTTACACCATCTGACAGGAACTTGCTTGCCGAGCTAAAGCGCAGGGCATTATTTCCTTCAACCCAACCATCGGTTTCAAGTAATCCGCATAGAACATCAATACGAGTTTGCTTATCAGCAGAAAAAATAATATCCGGGATAATTTTAATCTCTGACATCCGGCCGTAGATACCAAGCCGTTGCATAACCCGCGTAAGAGATAATTTGCGGCTAAACTTGTGAGATAGGGAGTAATCGCAGCCAGAAACATGCCTGACTTCAATATCGTCACCCACTTCAGATCTTACTCGCTCAATGATGTATGGTTCCGTCATGCTGATTCGTGGCGTACCTGCAAGATTTCCATCACCAAGTAACGCACCTAACAGCCATGGGCTAATCCCTAAATCAACAGGCAATCCGAAGTCACCGCTAATACCAGGAACATGAATGCGGCTTTGATAGCGAACGCATTCCATCATGTCCCGTAGGCGGCAGGTGTCTACAACATCAACGCCACCGGTAATACGGTTACTATGAATTTCCCACAAATGATCATCCGCGCAATCAACGGTTCTTCCGTCAGAGAACGTAACTCGGTAAATATCTCGCTCCCCTTGAGGAAAAACTCCAGACACGAATGATGGTTGTCCATCCACTGATGCTAGGGAATCTCCAACACATACGTCACGAAATGTTGTCCATGAACCATCAGCAAGCAAAATGCGTGAATTAAGCGGTTGCGCTTTCCCCATCTTAGGGCGAGCGCCAATGACAAACAGAGATCCTTTCACCAGACCTTTCGGTGACAGCATCCTGTCCAGCGATGGGATCCCTGTGCTCATTCCTCGTTGTTCGCCTGACGGGTCAAATCGCTTCTCAAGGTCGCTAACCCAGTCTTCCATGACCTCGCCAAATGAGCGAAGGCCGCGACGCGATCCGGTTTTTGCATGGTCTGTCAGTTGCGTGAAAATCGCCTGAATAGCTTCGTACTTCTGCGTTGCAGTCATTCCGTTGCGGGAATAGAGCAATTCCGTCGCTTCAGTCATGCGGTTGATGGCGTAGCGTTCCATTGCGGTTTCACGAACCTGCATTGCATAGGCAACGATGTTTGCTGCGCTTGGCGTGTTCTTTGCGATCTCAGCGATATAAGCAAAACCGCCAACAGACGCCGTTAACGATTTGCGATCCAGTTCATCGAAAAGCGTCAGGCCATCTACTGGCTTTTGCTCCCGGTGCATTCTGGTTATTTCTTCGAAAAGGATTTTGTGTGGTCGGCTGTAAAATGAATCAGGCTTCAGCATCGCCAGAACTTTCTGGACGCGCTCACTGCTGTCATCATCCAGAAGCAATCCACCAATCACCGCCTGCTCTGCCTCGATGCTATGGGGCGGCGCATAAAAATTATCGGTCATCGTGTTCACCCTCACGAACTTTCAGGTAGGTATTATCGTTAAGCAGGAAATCAAATCCCTTTTTGTGCCAGACAGTTCCGCGTTGATGGTTTGGGCGCTCTTCGAACATCCATCGGCAATTTTCGCCTACGTAGCTCAAATAATTTCTCCAGTCCTGCATCGTGAACCCATGCCCATCAAGCTGGCGGGTTATCACTCCGGCTTTGCGCCAGAACGTTCGGATCTGGTTTTTACGCTTGTCATTCAGTGCGCGGATTCTTGGCGCTTCAGGAAGGATTTCGTGGTAAGCATCGACAACATCCTGACAGCTAACGGAAGGTTTTTTCTTGTCAGACTTTTTGTCTGCTGTGGCACTCTCTAATACGTCAGTATTAGAGATATTATTTATATTATTGTTTATGGACAACCGTTGGACAACCGTTGGACAATCTCCACTGAGAGCCGCGCCATTACTGGTGTTTGCGTTGGACAACCGTTGGACAACCGTTGGACAATTTTTTGCCTGAAAATCGTCATATTTAACGATTGTAAACAGGCTAAATTTCTTCCCCATCGAGCAAATATTAAGCATCCCTTTCGACTCAAAAGTCCGTAATAAGCTCCGAACTTTGTTGTCGGGAATGAATGTTTCTCTGACCAGCGACGGGCGTCCAGTTATCATCTGACCGCGATCAACAGTTATCGGACCGATATCCGTATTGACGACAGTAGATTCGTGATTAGCCTTGAGGATTAAGTGAAGCCAAAGATGTACTGCCTGAGAGTCCTTATAGAGCCTGCTGTCCATAAACTGGCGGTGTATAGAGACATACCCCATACTGGATGCCTCCTGATGTTGTACAGGGTTATGCCTGTAATCAGCTAACTTAACGACGCCCATGTTTCACTCCTGCTTTGGCTAGTCTGTAAACACCAACAAGGCGCTCTGCGAACGCCCTGTTATTTGCTGCGGCTACCACTAATCCCTCAGGTGAATCAGGGTGTCGAATCTCTTCTTTTTCCTGGTATTTCTTACGACGTTTTGTCATAATGACTCCTGTGGATTGATCCAGTCTTTCTACATCAGGCCTCGAAGAATTCGCCGTTCTTCGGGGCTTTTTCTTTTGTCAGCATTCTGGCTACTTTCTTAGCCAGTTCCGCCAACTCCTCGTCTTCAACACCCCATTCAAGAACAGCCAGAAGCATTCCCATTTTGGGGATGAAGCTGTCTTTCCATCGCGAAATTTGCGATTCATTAATCCCTAACGCGTCGGCAACCTTTCGCTGACCACGTACAGCAATTCGATTCAGGATGTTGCTTGTAATTGCATTCGCTTTCTTGCGAGTACTTGTAAGTTCCATATGTAAGTATTTCCTTAACAAATAAGAAGTTATGCGCATCAACTTATGTGCGTTGTATTCCCGCATTTCGGCGGGAATGAGGACCATGACTGTTAAAGAGCAATTTGCTTATGCCGCTTTGCGGTAAGCGCTTTCTTGATACTTCAGGGCGCCAGCTGTAACGACTTCCAGTCGATAGGCGTCTTTCTCTGGGATGACTTCCTTCCACTGAGAGACTGCTGCGTCGCTAATGCCTAACGCTTTAGCTACAGCACGCTGGGTTCCGAAGTGGTCGATAACATCTTTCTTGTACATAGACTCGCTCCGAAATTAAAGAACACTTAAATTATCCACTAAAGGAATCTTAAGTCAAGTTTATTTAAGATGTCTTAACTATGAAAACTCAATTGATGGGAGAGCGCATTCGCGCTCGGAGAAAAGAACTCAAGATCAGGCAGGCCGCACTTGGAAAGATGGTCGGCGTGTCTAATGTTGCCATATCTCAGTGGGAACGCTCTGAGACAGAGCCAAATGGAGAGAATCTTCTCGCCCTGGCTAATGCGTTGAAGTGTTCCCCTGACTATCTGATGAAAGGAGAGGAAAGTCTTTCAAACATTGCCTATCACAGTAGGCATGATCCAAGAGGGTCATACCCTCTGATTAGCTGGGTGAGCGCAGGATGCTGGATGGAAGCTGTAGAACCATATCATAAGCGTGCAATAGATAACTGGTACGATACAACCGTAGACTGTTCAGAAGATTCGTTTTGGTTGGACGTGAAGGGAGACTCAATGACGGCTCCGGCCGGTCTCAGTATCCCTGAAGGAATGATAATACTCGTCGATCCTGAAGTAGAGCCGCGTAACGGGAAACTGGTAGTTGCAAAGCTCGAAGGAGAAAACGAGGCAACTTTCAAGAAGTTAGTTATTGATGCAGGCAGGAAGTTTCTAAAACCACTTAACCCACAATATCCGATGATCGAGATCAACGGAAACTGCAAAATCATCGGCGTAGTTGTCGATGCAAAACTAGCAAACCTTCCATAATGGGGCATTCGCCCCTTTTTTTTATTTCCTTTAAAAATCAAAGACAAACTTAAGTTACGAAAGAAAATTTAAGTTTTCTTCAAAAATGCTCTTGACCATTAATTAAAGAGATCTTAAATTTAAGCCATCAGCAGGACGCTGGAAGCCAAAAGGAACAGATTGGCAGGCTCTTTAACATTGATGGGATTGTCCCGCCGAAATGCGGGAACTGAGTTTAACCAAACAGGAGGTGCCGTAATGGTGCACTAACGCGGTTAGACCGCAGCCGAAAGGCAATGCAGCAGTAATGATGCTGCCCCGAGTCGCGTAATGGCGAGCAGGTTTAGCAGACCGATGTGAGGGTAAATAAGGGAACATGCTCCGGAAAGGCAGCGCGAATGCCAGACGCGCACCGGTTATCAGCGGCTAATAAGCGACAGAGACTCAAGGGCATGAGCGCGCTCACTGCGAGAGTGTGAGTCAAAGAGTAGTTGGCTTTGGGGTGACGTGAAGTGCAGCTGCACGACGGCAACCGGAAGATAAGCGCCCGGCGCGTCACCGCCAAAGTCAATCATCGGAGGTCAACATGACAGTAGTCATTACATATCTGGCTGACGATAACGCCAGAAATCGCCGCAGAGCACGCAGACAGGCTCAACGTGAACAGGCAATGCAAGAGCAGCGACTGGCACGAAAAATTGCGCTAAAGCTCTCTGGTTGCGTCAGAGCAGATAAAGCAGCATCACTCGGAAGCCTTCGCTGCAAGAAGGCAGATGAAGTCGAGCGTAAACAGAACCGTATTTACTACCGCAAGCCACGCAGTGAAATGGGTGTGACTTGTGTTGGTCGCCAGAAAATGAAATTAGGCAGCAAACCACTTATTTGAGGTGAGATATGACAAAATCATGGAGCGTACCTTTTCCTGAATCAGAAACTGAACATGATGGAATGCCTGTTTTCTGGAGATTCCAGGCGACAGTTGAAGAAGATGGGATAAAAATATTCGCACTTCAATATATAGCTTTTCATCAGACAGAGCATTATGCATGGTTGGTTCCTGCGCATTGGATTGTTAATTTTAAACCAGCACCAAATCAGTGGTTACAGGAATGGAAACAAAGGAGAAATAGATATGCAATTAAGAAAGTAGCAAAAAATGCAGAAAGATCTTTTGCATTCCCAACGAAGAAACTTGCCATTGAAAGTTTATTGCGCCGGAAGAAATACCATTTAATGAGAATCAAACAAGATTTGGCTGTTGTATCAACTCTTGTTGATGGGATGAAGAATATTGATACATCAACACCAGATATTGAATATAACTTTGGGCACAACCAAGAAACAGAAAATTGGGTATTTTATTAGTACGAGTAAGCACTGTGTATTCATTCCAACGAGTGAATACACGGAGCAATGTCGCTCGTAACTAAACAGGAGCCGACTTGTTCTGATTATTGGAAATCTTCTTTGCCCTCCAGTGTGAGGGCGATTTTTTTAACGGAGAAAATATGAAATTACGTGTCTGGCATATCCCGCAAGTACCGATGAAGCCGTTCATCGTAGAAGTGGCAAGTGTTGAAGAGGGTGTTCGCCTGATGGACGCACTGGCTGATTATGACGCCTTTCAGTATGACAACAACATCAAGCCTGATTACTGCAATGCTAACGGCCTTGAGATGTGGGATGAGAGCCTTACCGATGAAGATTTATCAGAGATGGGGCTTACTGATCGCTGGGTGGATTGGTACAGCGAATGCCAATGTTACGACGACCCACGTAAATATATCGAAAGCCTGAAAGAAGAAACCTCAGCAGCCTGAGCGCGGATTTGACGCATACAAATTAAGGAGGATATATGAGTGAAGTAACAGATTTAGTTGTTATTGAAAAAGCAAATGCAATGACTGTATTTCAGTCTGCAGACCAGATTGAAGAAATTCTCCAAAAGGTTGAACGTGAAGTTATGTCCTTTGTGCCTGATATCACAACGGCAAAGGGCAGAAAGGAGATCGCTTCTCTGGCGTATAAAGTTGCGCAGACGAAAACATATCTCGATGGTCTTGGAAAAGACCTTGTTGCTGAACTGAAGGAAATTCCAAAGCTAATTGATGCCAACCGCAAGACAGTGCGTGATCGCCTTGATGAACTGAAAGCCAAGGCGCGCCAGCCTCTTACTGATTATGAGGCAGAACAGGCGCGGATTAAAGCCGAAGAAGAAGCTAAGGCAGCAGCTGAAGCTCTCGCAAAGCAAATTGAGTCTGACCATGAAATAGCGATTTTGATGGATCGCGAATTTGACCGCAAAAGAGAAGAGGCAAGACTCAAAGCGGAGCAGGAAAAGCGAGAGCATGAAGAACGCTTAAAAAGAGAAGCTGAAGAGAAAGCCAGAGCTGAAGCCGAAGCAAAGGCAAAAGCCGAAATTGAAGCAGCAGCAAGGCGAGAAGCAGAAGCTAAGGCCGCAGCGGAACGTGCAGAGCGTGAACGCATTGAAGCCGAGCAACGAGCACTGCGCGAAGCAAAAGAGGCAGCAGAACGAGCTGAAAGAGAAAAGCAGGCAGCAATTGAAGCAGAACGCAGAAAAGCACAGGAGGAGGCTGAACGAATCCGGCGCGAGGCTGAAGCAAAAGAGCAAGCCAGAATAGCAGAAGAAAAAAGAATCAAGGAAGAAGAAGAGCGTAGAGCAAAGGATAAAGCTCACCGGAAAGAAGTAAATAACAAAATACTTGCTGACCTTATCAAGGTTGGCGCATCAGAAGATGTTGCTAAAAATATCATAACAGCCATCGTAAAAGGCGAAGTATTCGCAACAAAAATAACCTACTAATAAAACCAACATAAGGAACCACCCATGATTTACGCAATCGCGGGAGGCGCTCGCATGGGTGCCTTCCAACTAAATGAATCTTTACTTGAACGAATCACCCGTAAATTACGTGACGGATGGAAAAGAGTTGAGGTCTTATTATGCGCAATGAAATAGCCATCAATCACCAGATGCTTCGTGCAGCACAAAACAAAGCAGTAATAGCCCGATTTATTGGTGATTCAAAAATGTGGCTTGAAGCAAATAAAGCGATGAAATCAGCTATCAACCTTCCGTGGTGTCGCAGGAAATGAGTTTTACAGATAACTGGTCAGACGAAGAATTCATTCGTCAGATGAAAGAATTAATCGGTAACGAAGGAGATATTCATGTCACTTGCAACCACAGTGAAGGAGAGCAAGTTACAGAGACGCATGTACACGCAGAAAGCTCTCTGGTATCGCCATAATGGTGACCGCGAAGGAATGCGGGTATGCCTTAATTTGTCCCGGGTCGAAGTATTAAATCAGCGTTATTTCATTGGGCCGTGTCCATTCTGAGGTGAATTATGGATTTGAACAAATTCGATGAGCCATTCAGCCCTGAAGATATCGAATGGCGAATACAGCAAAGCGGTAAAACACGCGATGGCAAGGTGTGGGCTATGGTGCTGGCTTATGTCACGAACCGGGCAATCATGAAGCGCCTGGACGATGTTTGCGGCAAAGCAGGATGGCGCAATGAATACCGCGATATTCCCAACAACGGCGGAGTTGAATGCGGCATATCAATCAAGATTGATTCCGAATGGGTAACCAAATGGGATGCTGCTGAAAACACGCAGGTAGAAGCCGTCAAAGGCGGTCGTTCCGGTGCAATGAAGCGCGCTGCCGTTCAGTGGGGAATCGGTCGGTATCTGTATAACCTTGAGGAAGGTTTTGCACAAACATCTCTCGATAAAAAGCAGGGATGGCACAGGGCAAAACTCAAGGATGGAACAGGATTTTACTGGCTCCCTCCATCGCTGCCGGGATGGGCAATCCCAGCATCAGATAACAAACCATCACCAGAAAATACCAACCAGAAATCTCCATCGGTTGACTACGAACAAATCCTGAAAGACTTCAGCGATTTTGCATCGAAAGAAACTGACAAGAAAAAACTCATCGAGCGTTATCAGCATGACTGGCAATTAATGGCTGGCAATGAGGATGCGCAGGCTAAATGCGTTCAGGTAATGAACATCAGAGTTAACGAACTAAAACAGGCGGCATAAATGGCAAGCAGAGGCGTAAATAAGGTGATCATTATTGGTCGCCTTGGGCATGATCCAGAAATCAGATATTCACCATCAGGAACGGCATTTGCAAACCTTACAGTTGCTACGTCAGAACAATGGCGTGATAAGCAAACTGGAGAGCAAAAGGAGCAGACGGAGTGGCACCGCGTGGTAATGAGCGGGAAACTGGCAGAAATTGCCAGCGAATATCTGCGAAAAGGCTCTGAGGTTTATCTTGAAGGCAAATTGCGGACAAGAAAATGGCAGGATCAAAGTGGACAGGATCGGTTCACTACCGAAGTCATCGTGGGCGTTGGTGGAACCATGCAAATGCTTGGTGGCAAACAAGGAGGCAATGAACAGTCTTCACATCAGCGAAATAACGGTCAGCAACAAAGACAGCAATCTCAGCAGCAGGGGAATCACAGCGAACCACCTATGGACTTCGACGATTCGGATATTCCGTTCTAGGAGCTGAATATGAAAGTCTGCTCAAGATGCCATCAACAGAAGGAAGAAAGGGACTTTCAAATCAGAAGAGCATCCAGAGATGGATTAACTGCCGCTTGCCGGGCTTGCCTGGCTGAATACGACAAAGAACGCGCTGGATTGCCACATCGAGTATCAGCAAGGAGAGAATATCAATCATCGGAACGCGGAAGAGAACGGTGTAACGCAGCCAAAAAGCGGTTCATTCAGAGCAACCCATGGAAAAGAAAAGCCCACATCATTGTGGGTAATTTTTTGCGCGACGGTAAGCTAATCCGACCACCACAATGTGAGTGCTGCGGATCAGAATGTAAACCACAGGCGCACCACTGCGACTACAGCAAACCAACCGATGTGATGTGGCTCTGCAAGTCATGTCATGTCGAGTGGCACAAACATAACAAACCTATCTACCCAGACGAGGAACCAGTAACTCTCCCCTTCCCTCGTCACGCTATTCACGCAATTTAAGGACTTACATGAATCACTTAATGGTTGACCTTGAAACAATGGGCAACGGGCCATATGCGCCAGTTATTTCTATTGGTGCGGTATTCTTTGACCCGAATACCGGAGAAACAGGAGAAGAGTTCTCGGTAAATATCTCGCTTGAGTCATCAATGCGATATCGGGCGCGTCCTGACGCTTCAACGATTTTATGGTGGATGGAACAGAGTGAAGAAGCCAGAAAATCGCTAACCAGCAACACTCAAGAGCTTTCAACGGCTCTTTCATGGTTATCTGAATTCATCATAAAGAACGCTAACCACAAATTCGTTCAGGTTTGGGGGAATGGAGCATCATTTGACTGCGTTATTCTCCGAAACAGTTATTCACTGACAGGGCAGCCAGTTCCGTGGCAGTGGTGGAATGACCGCGACGTAAGAACAATCGTCGAACTTGGGAAGGTAATAGGATTCGACCCTAAGCGAGATATGCCATTCAAAGGAACTCGCCACAACGCGCTTGATGATGCCATTCACCAAGCCAAATACGTTTCAGCGATCTGGAAAAAGTTAGCTAAATAATCAACAGGAGAAAACCATGCCAGCGCCTCTATATGGTGCGGACGACCCGCGCCGCTGTTCCGGCAATTCCATATCGGAGGTGCTGGAAAATATCAAGAATAATCTCGACGCGTTTCTTGCTCTGCCACCGGAAACAAAAGAAGAACGGAAGTACCGACGCGATATACAACTCGCAGAAAAACAGGAAAAAGACCGAATAAACGAAACATCAATCCGACCATTCCGCAAATCCATATATACCCACTTCCCTGAATATATCGACCCGCGCCTGCGTAATTACCGCTCACGCTATGGCGCTATCAGTAATGACTGAGGAATTTACCATGAGAGGACTTGCATACAATCCCGGCATTCTTCCGGCAGAAATGATTATTCGCCAACGCGTAAAGCCAATGCCATCGAGAGAGGAATTGCTTAAAAGGAAGAGTTTCGGTTCTGTTAATGACAACAAATATCTGAATGCGATGTGGCGTAAAGGAGTCAAGCAGTGAGCAAGATTGATTATCAAAAGCTTCGTGAAATCGCTGAAAAAACAAAAATTGCTGGTGAAGCACCTGTAATGCCTTTCGATCAGCGAATTAATGCGCTTAACGATTTTATGAAGCACTTTTCGCCAGATATCGCGCTGGCACTGCTGGATGAACGGGAAAGGAACCAGCAATACATCAAACTCCGCGATCAGGAGAACGAGGAAATTGCGCTAACGGTAGGGAAACTGCGTGTTGAGCTGGAAGCCGCAGAGAAGCGCATTGCTGAGCTGCAGTTGCGGGAGGTTGTGCTTCCGCAATGCTATAGCATGTTGCATCGCGTCGATTTTGACGAGCCTTACCACACTGAAATGGTTTACAGGCAGCATCAGGTTCTTGAGGCACTGCACAACGCTGGAATAAACGTCACCGAAGCAGGTAAAGGAGAGGCATCATGAGCACTATTCCCAAAGAACGTCTGGAACAATTAGCATCTGGAAACGCATGGTATTGCGTTCAAGATGACGAAGCGGCTGAGCTGGCGCGTATCGCGCTGGCATCGCTGGAAGCAAAACCAGTTGCTTATATTTTCAAACATCCGGCCGGGAAATTATTCTGGGCTTTGACGGATGAAAGCAATAAAGATCAATCGGACGTTATTCCTGTTTATGCTGCCTCACCTGCACCAATAGCGTCGGAGGCCATTGAAAACGCTATTGAATACATCCGCAGTATCGCTTTTCACATCGATGAAGACGATTACCACGGCAAACATATTGCGTATTTCATGCGACAAGCATTGGCCTGGCTGGAAGGGCATTCATGCAGTGATGACAGTCAGGGCAAATCCGATAATTCACCATTGCCGCGCTACCAGGTGATCGAATTAACAATGCTGGTTAAACAATTGGTCAGCCAACTGAAAAAAGCAAAACCTGATTGCAAATTACCTGATAGGGCGATGGATTATCTTTTGCGAAACGAACTGGTAAGTGCGGAGGGGGTTTAACGATGACCATTTCTACAAAAAAGCCTCTTTATGCTGAGGTTCACAATGTTCCTGATGATTATGAGTTCACTGACGAGGAACTAAACAGAATTATTGCAGGTGATATGTTCACTCCTCGTCAGGACGCAATAATGGCACGGGAGATACAGAAACTCCGCGCCGCCATGCTTCATGGTGCAGAACCTGTAAAACAGACTTACAAGTTGCCTCCCCTGCCATCCAGCGAAGTAAACGAAGCGGCATGGAGATTACACAACATGCTTACTGAATGCATCCCTCTAAATGGTCATCAGTTCAACAATCTGAAGGGTTGGTTCTATGAGGCGTTAAAGGTCGCAATGCGCAACTATCCGGTAAATCCGGATGGTTGGATAAGCTGTAGTGAGCGAATGCCGGATACCAAAACAGCCGTTCTTGTTGCCAAGGAGTTTGATAGGAAAGGTGACTGGCGAATGAAATGGGCGACTTACATCCCGGGGCATCCTGACGCTAATGATGGGTGGATCATTCCTGGGGCGTCGTGGAAACCGTCACACTGGATGCCGCTACCAGAACCGCCGCAGGAGGTTAACCGTGGCTAACCTGCAACTTGCCGTTAAAGGTGAATAACAATCCTCGCACTCGCGGGGATTTCTTTTATCTGAACTCGCTACGGCGGGTTTTGTTTTATGGAGATGATTATGGCCTGTTCAACATTCAACCATCTAACGTTACAGAAATACCAGACAGACCCTGAAGATTTATGCTCACTGTGTGGCGGAAATCATGGTAAAGCCGCCATGATCGAATGTAAGGACAAAATCCACATTTGCCTTAATTGCGTTGATGTCCTCGTTGATATCAAAAATGAGAGAGAAGATAAAAAGCGTAGCGAGGCTGTTCGCGCCTTAGATTCATGGATGAGGGATGGATATAGTGCCGCGCAAATTTATGACTTAGCAATATCAAAAGGCGAAATACCAGGAGTGCGTATCGAATAAGACGTAACCAACATTCGAATTGAAGAACTGAAAGAACACCAAGCCGCCTGATGGCGGTTTTTTATTTCCTGATTTGCAGGTTCGATTCCCTATTCGGAGATAGCACTCATGCAACACGAACTACAACCTGATTCACTGGTTGATTTGAAATTCATCATGGCTGATACTGGCTTCGGTAAAACCTTCATCTACGACCGGATTAAGTCCGGCGACCTGCCTAAAGCCAAAGTTATCCACGGGCGAGCAAGATGGTTATATCGTGACCATTGTGAATTCAAAAATAAGCTCTTAAGCCGCGCCAATGGGTAAAATAGCGGGTAAAATATTTCTCACATCTAAAAAACACCATTCCAATCAATCCCCTGCCTCGTCAAGTAGATGTCTGCAGGGGACACCAGATACCCTTCAAACGAAATCTACCTTCACCCCGTAAAAGATGGGTTTGGCAGCACACTTGCCTTATATCTACTCATTTTTACTGCAACAGGTTGAAATCTCAGCACTGTCAGAAAGCGCTGATGACTAAACAGCCCTGGGCCGGGCGATGTAACCATCACACAGAATCCTGATAGCGAAATATGGCGTGACTCGATACTTCACTCCGCAATGCATTCCTTGATGAATTCGCAGGACCGTGATACACGGGACAGGTCACTGAATGACGACAATGTCCTGGAAATCAGCGAACCGCGCATCTGAAGTACATTTGAGCGACTGTACCAGAACATGAATGAGGCGTTTGGATTAGGCGATTATTAGCAGGGCTAAGCATTTTACTATTATTATTTTCCGGTTGAGGGATATAGAGCTATCGACAACAACCGGAAAAAGTTTACGTCTATATTGCTGAAGGTACAGGCGTTTCCATAACTATTTGCTCGCGTTTTTTACTCAAGAAGAAAATGCCAAATAGCAACATCAGGCAGACAATACCCGAAATTGCGAAGAAAACTGTCTGGTAGCCTGCGTGGTCAAAGAGTATCCCAGTCGGCGTTGAAAGCAGCACAATCCCAAGCGAACTGGCAATTTGAAAACCAATCAGAAAGATCGTCGACGACAGGCGCTTATCAAAATTTGCCACGCTGTATTTGAAGACGGATATGACACAAAGTGGAACCTCAATAGCATGTAACAGCTTCACTAATGAAATAATCCAGGGGTTAACGAACAGCGCGCAGGAAAGGATACGCAACGCCATAATCACAACACCGATAAGTAATGCATTTTTTGGCCCTACCCGATTCACAAAGAAAGGAATAATCGCCATGCATAGCGCTTCGAGTACCACCTGGAATGAGTTGAGATAACCATACAGGCGCGTTCCTACATCGTGTGATTCGAATAAACCTGCATAAAAGACAGGAAAAAGTTGTTGATCAAAAATGTTATAGAAAGACCACGTCCCCACAATAAATATGACGAAAACCCAGAAGTTTCGATCCTTGAAAACTGCGATAAAATCCTCTTTTTTTACCCCTCCCGCATCCGCCGCTACGCACTGGTGATCCTTATCTTTAAAACACATGTTGATCATCATAAATACAGCGCCAAATAGCGAGACCAACCAGAAGTTGATATGGGGACTGATACTAAAAAATATGCCGGCAAAGAACGCGCCAATAGCATAGCCAAAAGATCCCCAGGCGCGCGCTGTTCCATATTCGAAATGAAAATTTCGCGCCAT